CTAGACACGAACAACATATTAATAGAACACACCCGTTGAAACAATGGATGGCAGAAGAAAAGAAAAATCAAAATAAAGAACGAATAACTAAAAGGATAAGAAAACAATGAATAGTATTAATCACCCTTGGGCAATATCTGATAAATATAGACACAAATATGGAACAATTTGGTCTGATATGGATTTTAAAGTTAATAAAAAATTAACAAATCATATGTTTAAAATGGATCCGATGAATGCAATGGTCGGAACATTAGAAATATGTGGTAAAAGTATACCGTTAAAATATAAACACTTAATATCATATAATAATATCGTTGCAGAATTAACAAAATCAGTATACTTTGAAAAAGATGTATCAAAACATGATAAATTTGCAATTCCAGTTGGAGCACATGACTTTTATTTAAAGAAACATGAGATAGGCAAATTAAATGAAACTTTGCGTGATTCTTTGTCTTGTATCGTCAAAGGATACCAAATTGGATTATATTTATAATAAATAAAAATGATGAAAAGATATACATATTCAGCAGTATCAGATCCAAAGAAAGAACCAGTAGGAATTGTTGTTGCACACAACCATGAGAATGCAATACAAATGGCTGCGGAAAGAAAACGATTAGATGTTGAATCGTTTATGACATTATATAGTATTAATGAAGTAGAAGTAAAGAAACCAAAAAAATGAATATATACGATAAAATATTAATAAGCTTACCAGAATATAATTTTTTTCGTGAATTACGGGATGTTGAGAAAATACAATATCTTTTAGAAGTATATGATATAGAAACAAAACGAAATGGTAATATTATTAATGGGTTAAATAACTTTTTTGATGATATTAGTGATGAAGATTTCCAACATGGAATAGAATTTGATTCTATAGAATATGGAAATAAAAAAGACCGCGTCGACATCATGATTGATAATGAAAATATTATTATAGAATCTAATAGTTTAAAAGCATTAAGGTTTATAGCATATAAATTTATGGATGGGGGTTATATTATATCTAGAGATAAAAATACAGAAAAATTGTTCGTTAAGGATAAAATTACAAGATATTTAAGAGTTTTTAAAATTCTAGGACAATCTAATTGTTTGTGTTATAATTAATTTTATATGAATCCACGAAATATTGTAACAAGATCACCAACCGTAGAATATCAAGACAAAAGATATACTATTAACCGGTTAATAAAAGTTGTGGAAGAAGAAGATCCGGAATATTGGAAATCTATTATTCCACACGATATAGTTTTAAAAAAAGATGGAATGCTTTGGTTTCTTTATGAAATTACTGAGGTATTTCCTATAGACATAAAACATGACAAAGAAGAAACAAAAGATACCTAAATATATTATTAACAAATTTAAAAAACCACAATTCAAAGTAGGTGATATAGTATTATATTCATTCCTGGGAGATAGTGGTTACGGTAAAATTATAAGCGTAAAAAATGAAAAAGTTGATCACAATGTTAGTTATACGGTTGAAGGGAATGGTTACAAATATCCTTGTGGCCTTAAGATTAAAGAACACAAGAGCTACCAGTTCGGATACATCTTATATGATGAAACAACAAATCATATCGGACCTCTTACAATCCCCAGAAGGAAAACTAATACAACAACAGATGATAGTAATAGCGGCAAGCGAACACCTAGAGATGGTAGCAAATTATTATCGATCGATGTCCAACCCGGATTCGGGACAGAAGATGTTGATAGGGATATCATTACAGACAACAGTATCCCAAATGATGAAGGCAGAAAAGATGATAGAGAGTCTTCAGAGCTCGAGTCTGCAATAGATAAACAAAAAGCTTTTTTGCGAGGATTTACTAAGAAATAGGTTGGATTTTTGAATTTTATTTCTTATTATAAAGAAAAAAGATGAAAAAAATTAGTTTATTTATATTGATCGCAGCAGCGATTATATCCGCGTCAATTGTATTATACCCACATTTAAATGTATCATATGACTTTCCACATACAATTGTTAATAAAAAAGAATTGCCGAAGAAGGTATTAATTATTCCATTAAATAAAGGAGTAAAAAAACATTATTTGGATTCAGCCGTATCATATTTAACACGCAATTTTCCGGACATAGAGGTATCTATAGCAGACCCGGTTAAAATTCCAAAAAGTTGCCACAACGGACGAAGGTATAGAGCAGACTCAGTTTTAAATTTTCTAGATAAAATCAAACCAGATAGTGTATATCGAGTAATTGCAGTTACTAGTGATGATATATCTATTACTAGAAAATTAGAAGAAAATGGAAAAATAGTAACATATCCAGATCGAGGAATTATTGGATATGGTAGAAAACCCGGCGGTGTATGTGTAGCTTCTAATTATAGAATTAGTAAAAACATATATTCATTTGCAAAAGTTGTTACTCATGAATTCATGCACACATTAGGAGTATCTCATTGTAATCATGATAAATGTATTATGCAAGATGGAAAAGGATCTGGGAAGCCTTTGAGAGAATCAACTCATATCCATGAAATTTGTTTAAAGAAAGCTAATATAGGTTTATCTGGGAATTCTAAAAAATTACTTGTTCTGAATATGAAATTAAAATAAAATAGTAGATTTAAAGCCCAATTTTCTTGCCGGCTTTATATAATACATCAAATATTGTACGAGCTGGCTTACAAACTTGTGATATGTTTAATGTATCTAATACTTTATCCATCGTCTCTTTTGGAATTGTTACTATTTTATCTTCTTTATTGCTCATTATTAAAACAATTTGAGGTTTATACTCTCTGATATTTTTAACCATTTCAAATCTAACTCCAATACACCCAGATGACATACCAGCTGGTGATTTCTTACCTTTGTGATAACTGTTAATTTCATCTTCTAAGTAATTTGTATATTCATCCGGTACGTTTACAAGACCTCTTTGTGCATCTAACTCAAGTTTCTTTTCGAGTGTCTTAAATTGGTTAATTCGTCTTCTAACAGTACCATGAATCCATTGTGTATACTTTACTTTTCCATCTAATGACATTAATCCAAATGCATTTGTTCCTCCACCATCTTCGATAAATTGGCCTGTTCCATCCACTGCATCTTCATATCCTTCAGAATGATCTTTGCCATGGCTCAATCCATGTATTCCTGCAGGAGTCCATTGATGATGACCAGGGTGATACACAGATGCCTTATATGATATTGGTTGCAGGACTGTATCGCCTTTTTTGAATTCAAGTCCCTGATCATTTGTAAAATCCTTTTCAGCTATATACCAATATACATCCTTCTTCTTTGCGGCCTCGTGAGCTTTTTTCCATGATAAATACGCCGGTCGTCCATGTTTGTAAGAAGTTGATGTTTCTTTATCAACAGCATCTCGGACTGCTTTAGTTCCATATACGTCTCCGATTCCTTCCCAATATTCTCGAGAATATCTTCTCCATTCGTCATATGTTTTCCCTCTAAATTCCAGTTCCGGAACAGGATTACCATCTTCATCTACAAATGATTCTTCTCCATAGTTTGCTGCATCGATAATCACACTACTGTATACTAACCTAAAATTTTTGTCAAATAAATACATTAAATTAAATCTTTTTGAAACAAGCAAAAATGGGATACCTTTTACTATTCCAAGTTGGTATGCATATTTTAGTTGTTCTAACCCAATGTCAGATAATCCCTTATTTTTTAAACTTTTTTCAATGTTACCATGTTGTTTAATCCATGCTATTTGTTTACTTATACTAGGCCCGGTATGAAAAATTTTCTTAAGTTCATACAGGTCCATAAAAGTTAAAATATATTTTTCTACATCTTGTCCTAACGCGCTTGAAACTTTTTCATATACAGACTTATTTGGAATAGCAGCAACTGCTGCTTCAACCCAAGCCTCTTTATCATTTCCAAACCAGCCTCCATTTGCTTCTTTTATTATTTTCGCAATAAAGCTAGGAGTTGGACTTTGTTTCAACTCATCATATGGATATTTCTTAGATTTAGGAGTAGTTTTTGTATCTGTTGATTTAACAGGTTGTTTGTCGACACCCCGCTGATCCTTTTTCTTTGTAGTAGTTGTTTTTGTATTAAGTTGGTTTGATAAAGCTTTACGTGTGTCTGGGCCTACGATACCATCCCATTCAGTTGAATCATTTGGAAAAGCTTTTTTTTGAAATTTTTCAACTGCTGCTTTTGTTTTTGGACCATAAATACCATAACTAGTACTAGGTATTTCTTTCATAAAGTTTTTTTGAATTAACTTTTGTTGTAATTTTGCAATAGGACCATCTTTTGTTCCAACATTTGGATCACGCATTCCTTTACGCAGTGATTTTTCCTTTTGTTCTAGTAAAGATAATAATTTAATCATTATTTTGTTTTCTGAATAGTTTTTATTATATTAATAAATATAGGGCAAAATATTTTAATAAGGTATTTATATATAGACTAAAAAGAAAGGTAAAAATGAAACAAGTAATTAATTCATCATGGTTTAGAGCAGCATTAGCCGGAGGAGCCGGAGCTGCATTAATGATCACCGGTAACATACTTTATGCAGGAATTGCATTTGGTGTCGGAGCTAGAGAATTGTTATTAGCATTTAAAAAATAGAAAGTTATAATATGTCAAAATTACGTTACAAAGAAAAACTCACAGATGACATTGTAGATGCAAGAGAAATCATTCGAATGGTTGGTCGTGGAATTGAAAATGGAAACATTGACCCACAATCTGCTATGATAAATTTAGCAGAAGCTATTCGAAAGTTGGAAGCTGTAAAAGCAATTATCGATCGTGAATGAAAAAAGTTTTTCCATACATTGTATTATTAGCGGCATTATGTTTAGCAACTAGTGCCGCATATTACAGCGTATTCGGACTTAGCAAATTATTTTCAGCTCAAACATTAGCTATTATTATAATGGCCGGAACGTTAGAAGTTTCGAAATTAATCACCGCTACTTATTTACATCGTTATTGGAAGAAATTAAATATACTTATTAAGATGTATTTAACTACGGCTGTAGTCGTGTTAATGTTTATTACGTCAATAGGTATATATGGTTTTTTAGTAGCTGCATATCAAACAACAGCAAATCAATTAACTATAATGGATAAACAAGTTGCTGTGATAGAATTAAAGAAAGAAAGATTTAATGATCAGTTAACTAGTTATAGTGTTGAAAAAGTACAACTAGGAGAGTCTATATCTGAATTATCAAAAGGATTATCAAATAATGTAATCCAATACAAAGATAGAGAAACAGGACAAATTCTAACTACAACTTCTTCTTCTACCAGAAAAGTATTAAATAAACAATTAGATGATTTTAAAGATCAAAGAAATAATGTATCAATAAAAATAGAATCAATGGCAGATTCAATAACAAAATTAGATTTACAAGTATTAGATATAGAATCCAATAGTGAAGCTTCTGTAGAAATTGGACCATTAAAATACTTAGCTGAATTATTAGATAAACCCATGGATGAAATAGTTAATTGGTTTATATTAATTTTTATATTTGTATTTGACCCATTAGCAATTGCATTATTAGTATCAGCAAATCGAGCATTTGATATAGTAAATGAAACAAAATATAAATTATATGAAAAACAAGATATTGAATGTTCAGTACCAGAAGGTTATGAATTTAATAAAGAATATCCAATAGAAGAAATATTAGATGATACGGAACAACAAAAAGAAAATGTCGATCCCATTCCTGAAGAGAAAACAGAGATTAAAAAGAAAAAGAAACGTTTTAGATCAAATACAAAGGTTATATCATGAAAAAAACAAAAACAAAAACAAGGGGAAATTATAAAAAATTAGCTTGTAAATATTGCGAGTCTATTGTTGAACGAGTAGATAAAAATTCAATAGCAGTTACATGTTCAAAATGTACTTTCAAATTGTGTGAAGGTATTGATTTGGATATCTCCGAATAATTCATTATAATATAAATAAAAAATATGTTAGAAGCAGAAGAAATTAAATCCAATTGGGAACACTATAGAATCAAAGTTAATGAGTTATTTCCTACTAGAGCAGACAAATTAAATAAATTATATGATGAGTATGAAGATAGAATAATAATGATGCCGGCATCTTCTATCGCACATTACCATAACGCATTTGCAGGAGGATATGTTGATCATGTACTTCGTGTAATGAAATGTACTAAAAAATTATATAATGCTTGGGATGATATGGGAGCAGATATGTCAGGATATTCTGAAGAAGAAATGTTATTTGCTGCAATGCACCATGATTTAGGAAAATGCGGATTTCCAGGAGAAGGAAGAGAAGTATATCAAGTAGAAACATCGGGTTGGCACAGAAAGAATATGGGAAGAATGTATAAGCACAATGAAAATATTCCTTTTACAATGGTTCCAGATTTATCATTATTTTTATTACAGAAATATGATGTTCCAGTTTCTTGGAATGAATATCAAGCTATTAAAATACATGATGGTGTTTATGATGAATCTAATAAGCCATATTTTATTTCTAGGTCAGCACAATCAAAATTAAAAAACAATTTACCATTAATATTACACCATGCAGATCATATGGCATCACAGATAGAATATGAACGATGGAGAAACGCAAAAAACAATTCACCAAAACCAGTAGCACCTAAAGCAAAGGCTACTAAATCAACAGCACTTAAAAATTTAGCAGAACAAAATCCGACAATAGATAAATCTATAGCTGATATTTTTACTTCATTTAACGAAGGATAATTATGATTATATTCTTAATATCGATAGCATCGGTACTATTAATAACAACGTTGTACTTTATATATAGAGCATATGTACTTGCGGGAGTATTAGCTGACGCCGAAGAATATATTAAAGATGTAGAAGATTTATCTACTTATATGTATCGACAAATAGATTCTTCATATGAAGAAATGAAACGTGTTGATCATTTGGGAGCATTTCATGAAGATGATGAATCTGGAACTACATTTGCTATGTTAAAAGACGTAGTTGAAAAATTACATAAGGAATTTAATGCCGAGAAAAAAGAAGCGGAGTAATAGGTATTGGACTAACATTACCGAATGCTCAATATCTGCGTATAATCAATGCGCAGAAGAACCAGTGTTAAAGGAGCGAATATATAGAAGATTTATATTTCCTGCCTTTATGAAATTAGCAGAAAATTTAATTAATAAAATGAAGTGTGAATATATAGATTCCACATTTCAAGATCTACAAACAGATATAGTTACATATCTTACAGTTCGGCTAGATAAATTCAACCCATTAGCCGGGAGAGCGTATTCATATTATACTAGAACTACATTTAATTATTTGATTGCGGAAAATCAAAAAGGTTATACAAAATTAAAAAGAAAAGCAGAGCCTGTAGACATTGATGATAATAGAAATGTTCAAATTGAAATGCATAATGATGAAATGCGAGAAACTTTAAAGTATTTTATGGATGCATATATTGTACATTGTTATGATAATCTAAATTATATATTTACAAATCAATCTGATATACATGTTGCTGATTCTATATTACACATTTTTGCAGAACGAGAAAATATAGAACAATATAATAAAAAAGCATTGTATGTTTTCATTCGTGAGAGAACAGGACTACAAACAAATAATATAACAAGAGTTATAAAAGTTCTAAAAAACATCTACAATGAAAAGTTTTTCGAATACGAACAAACTGAGTTCGTGAATTTACCTTTTTAATATTTATTATTAAAAGGATGTACTATGGACATAAAAGAAGAATTATTCAAAGGAACTAGCTTTGCCGACCTAATGTCCGATGTCTATCACAATTCAAAAAAGAAAGATAGACAAATAAATCAATTAATATCTCAATTACAACCATTAATACGTAATGCATCTGATGCTACTATTATAGTACCATTAATTAAAGAATACCTAGATGTTGCAGTGAAGAACGATGACCATTTGGTTAAATTAACCGCTATAGTCCAGCGTTATATATCCGCTACACAGACAATTTCCGGAGAAACTTCATTATTAAGTGAAGAAGAAAAATTGCAATTATTAAAAGTTGCCGAAGAAACATTTGAGGACGAGTTGTCAGATGAAATCAAAAAAATTGACGATGAGGATAAAGAGCTAAAAGAAAAAATAAAAAACGTTAAAGAGTCGTTGGAGAGAAAAAATGAAAGTTGAATTTTATTTAGCGGAAGTTGTCAGTATAGAAAACACGTATGAATATAATAAGTCTGGTGACAATAAAAATGATAACAATTTATTTTCTGTAACAGTAAAAATTATTTCTGATACCCCATGGCTTGCTACCGTTAGGCCAGCAAATCCAAATATAAAACAAATACCAGTAATTGGAGAACAATTATTAATTTTCCCTGGAGGGAAAGAAACTCAGGTTGGATCTAGGAATTCTTCGAAGCAGTGGTATTATTTTCCAGCATATAGTATTGAATCATCTATACATGAAAATTCACATCCTGGATTGGCTATTACTTCGATAAATGATTTTTCTGGAGTGCCTGATTCTATTAACGACAGACCAATGGGAAACACATTTGAAGATAAAACAATTTCTCCATTACAGCCATTTGAAGGAGATGTATTAGTAGAAGGCCGGTGGGGTAACAGTATTCGATTGGGAAGTTCAATATCTAATGATGTCGCCAGCGAAGACTTTTATACATTGAATCCTACTTGGAAATCGACTAATGAAAATCGTGGAGACCCGATTATAATACTTTCTAATAAAAGAAATAATAAGCCAGGACATAACGAATTTGTTATAGAGGATATTAAAAAAGATGGGGCTAGTTTATATTTAACATCAACACAAAATTTTCCTAATTTTACATTAAGTAAGCCATTAGGAAATTATGGATCGAAAAGTGAAAGTGAATATAATTCTCCACAATTAATAGGGAGTGCGGATAGAATTATATTACAAGCAAAAAAAGATATCATTGCGTTAGATGCAAAAACAAGAGTAACAATTAACACACCTGAATTAAAAATTGGTGATGAGTCTGCGTGCGAAGCAATGGTTCATGGAGATGTATTAATGTCCATATTAATGGATATTCTTAATGTTATTAGTGCCGGTAGTATTGGAACTGCCGGCATAACTACGTTGCCATTAGATAAAGGTGCATTATCAAATGCATTTAAACAATTACAATATTTAAATAGTTCGAAATATTTTATAAAAAGAGATAGTTAAAAAGGAGAACAATATGCCAGTTACACCGCCATTAGATATAATACCAGGACTTCCAGCAAAGGGAGTTAGTATATTATCAAACGAAGCTAATAAATTAATAAAAAAAATCGGAGAAAAAATCGGAGAAACGTTGCAAGACGCTATCCAATTACCAGATGATATTAATTGCGACGATCCAAGAATCCAAGATATAAAAGATAAAATAGAAGATGCTAAAGAAATGATAGCAAAAGTGCAAGATATAGTAGCTACTATTAAAAAGGTATATAATGGATTGCAGACTGCTATGACAATTGCAAATGGAATAAAATCAGCAATATTTATGGTCCCTGCTGTAGGAGTTGCTGCATTACAAGCAGAATTAATGATGGTACAAAATATGACTATTGCAAATGCAGTACAAGCAATAAAACAAATAGATTTTATACCACCAACAATGGAAGCAGGAATGTCTTTAATTAATAACCAATTGGCTAGTATTATATCTAAATTGGGTGGTATATGTAATAATGAAACATTTGATGTTTCTGCAGATGTAGCTAAATCTTTGAATAGCGGCGCTGGCGGAGATGGCGGAGATGGCGGTGCTGGTGGTAGTGGTGGAGATTGGAGATTGGTATCTGGTAGTGGAGATTGTGGGAAGCCTCTTGGAGTGCCGCCTTCTCCAAAAAGTCCTTATACTGATTCATGTGGCGGAATGTGGGTTTGGTTTGGTAGTGGATATTACAACCCGGATGGCATTGGTTGGGGTACACAACAAAGCAGACTCGATGATTCAACAATGGGTACAGAAGTATATAGTGATATTAATGTATCAGATGAAGATTTGAATAAATATTCTAAAATGATAGATAATTTAGTAAAAAATCAACAAGATTTATTAACATCACTCCATGAAGCTCCAGCACAATCATATAATGGTACTAAACCACCAAATTCTAACTTAGGCAAATCAGGCGATTATTATATTGATACTGCTGCTCAAAAAATGTATGGGCCGAAAACATCTAAGGGCTGGCCAGCGCCCGTAAATTATTATAAATACAATGAGGCATTTTAAATGTATAGGTATATATTATATATAGTAATATTTATATAAAAGAAGAAAATTATGGAATCGAAAAAATTTATTCAAACATTAAGAAAAGTAATACAAGAAGAAGTAAGAGCTGTTATTAAACAAGAATTAACAGAAATACTACAAGAAGGGTTACAATCAACAATTTCAGAGTTACAGCCAACTAAAAAGCCGTTGCAAGAACAACTTTCAAGGCCAGTTGTAAAAAATAAAGTTAAATTTAAAAAAACTAAATATTCTGATGTTTTAAATGAAACAAATTCTTTAAGAGAACAAATAAGTGTAGGAGATTATGCGTCTATGATGAATGAAGATATTGTCATGACATCAAAAGATGCAATGGGTTTTGGAGTGCAAAGAAATGGGACAGCTCCCACAACAATGCAAGATCCAGAGACTGGTAAAACGTTAAAAGTAGATAGTACTATAGCAGCTGCTATAACAAAAGACTATTCAGCTTTAATGAAAGCAATTGATAAGAAAAAAGGCAGATAGTGGGATATCAAATCATTAATGTAAATATCGATAGTATAACTCAGAATAAAGCAATTGGAGTTAAATTCCCATTTGACGTTCCTGGTGTTTTTACAAAATCATATACTACATTAGAACAAGCGAAAACAAATGTACGTAGTTTGTTGTTAACAAGAAAAGGTGAACGGTATGCACAGCCAAATTTGGGAACTAGTTTATTAAATTTATTATTTCAGCCAAATATTAGTGAACTAAAAGATGTTATTTCATCAACGATAACCGACGCTATTAGTTATTGGTTGCCATATATTGATATTACTGATTTAAGTATTATCACACAAGAAGATGATTCAACATTAATACATGATATAAAAATAACAATACAATTTACAGTTAGTGGGATTGTTTCTAATGAAACTATTACAATATTTGCTGGAGAAAATGGGGTATTATTGGTCGAATAGGGAATACACGAATGGAAGTACAAAAAAGCATATCATATTTAGGAAAAGACTTTGGACAGTTTCGTAAAAATTTAATTGATTTTACTAAACAATATTTTCCAAATGATTATAATGATTTTAATGAAACATCTCCGGGCATGTTATTTATGGAAATGGCTTCATATGTCGGAGATGTATTGAGTTACTATGCAGATAACAATTTAAAGGAGTCATTATTAGAACATGCAACTGAACGTAAAAATATATATGATATTGCTAGAACATTGGGATATTCTGCTAAAAATGCAATTCCTTCATATACTACATTAGATGTATTTCAATTAGTTCCGGCTATCGGAACTGGCGACAATGTTCGTCCCGACTTTAATTATGCATTGTCAATTAAGCCAGGAATGCGAGTTGGACAAAGTAGCGGGCCGGCAGAATTTAGAACATTAGATGCAGTAGACTTTGAATTTTCATCTTCTGTTAGCCCAACGGAAATTACGGTATATGAAAGTGATGATACAACAGCATTACCAACATATTATTTATTAAAAAAATCAGTTAAAGCAGTATCAGGAAAAGTTAATACAGCTACGTTTACATTTACATCACCAAAACAATATGATAAAGTTGTTTTAGCTGATACAAATATTATTGATATTATTTCAGTAAAAGAATCAGATGGAGATAATTGGTATAATGTTCCATATCTAGCACAAGACACGATTTTTGAGTCTGTACCAAATTTATTAGAAAATGATCCTGATTTTGTACAATATCGAGATTCATGTCCTAGTCTATTAAAATTGAAAAAAACAGCAAAACGATTTATAACTAGATTAAGAAGCGATAATAAATTAGAAATACAATTTGGAGCAGGAATTTCAGATAACAATGACGAAGAAATTATACCAAATCCAGATAATGTAGGAAATGGATTAGCTGGGTTTAGAAGGCCTATTGATGTTGATATTGACCCATCTAACTTTTTATATACAAGAGCTTATGGACAAGCCCCATCTAATACGACATTAACTGTTACATATACAGTTGGTGGAGGTATTACTGACAATGTTTCTGCGGGGACTGTGTCTAATATTAATTTTGTTAATTATAATGATGATCCAAATTCTACAACCAATGGTGGAATTGTTAGGTTTGTAAAATCTAGTATAGCAGTAAACAACCCTATACCAGCAACTGGAGGCAAAACTGCAGATACATTACAAGATATTAAAAATAATGCACTTGGTAATTTTGCTACTCAAAACAGACTAGTAACGAGAGATGATTACATCATACGATGTTATTCAATGTCTCCCAAATTTGGAAGCATATCAAAAGCATATATAGTACCAGATGACCAAATATCACAAGGAGATCTAGAAGAAACTAGGGTTGAAAATCAGTTAGCAATGAATTTATATACATTAGGATTTAATTCATCTAAACAATTAACAGCATTAAATGATGCAATAAAAACCAATTTAAAAAATTATCTAGGATATTATAGAATATTAACAGATGCAGTAAATATTAAAGACGCATTTATAATCAATATTGGAATTGATTTCGAAATATCAGTTTTATCTAATTTTAATTCAAACGAAGTTTTATTAAATTGTATTGATTCCGTACGAGATTATTTTAATGTTGATAAATGGCAAATAAATCAGCCGATTGTTAAATCAGAAGTTTTAAATTTAATTGCAAATGTAAATGGAGTACAAAGTGTGGTAGGAGCTACATTTAATAATTTATATGATACAGATCAAAATTATTCTGGAAATGTTTATGATTTAGACTCAGCAACAAGAACAGGAATTGTGTATCCATCTCTAGACCCAAGTATATTTGAAGTTAAATTTCCAAATAAAGATATTAAAGGAAGAGTAATATCACATTAATAAGAAGAAGTAAATCATGGCAAAGAATTTATCTAAATCAGGAATAACTACTAGTGCAACTGCAGAAGCATGGCACGTGACACAGTCAGTTGATGCATTAACAGGCGTTGATGCATATAATATTACAATATCAGGTTCATTAAATTTAACCGGTAGTGCAGTCACCGGTAGTTTTTCTGGAGACGGTACAAATTTAACAGGAGTAATATCTTCCTCTTATGCAGTAACAGCGTCCCACGCATTAAATGCAGCTGACAGTAATTTTACAGCTGCTGGTATTAGTGGTTCTTGGCAAAACCAAACTTCTTCAATGTCCGTATTAAGTTCTAGTTATGCAGTAACAGCATCATATGCTGAAAACGGAGGCGGTGGATCTAGTTTATGGTATGATGGTACAACTTATTTATCTTCATCTGTTGCTATTATAGTAGATTCTCATATAATAGCCTCAGGAAATATAAGTGCAAGTGGGGATGTATATGGTGATAACCTTATAGTAGCTACAGACATAACAGCATCCGGAGATATTAGCGCTAGTGCAGGTATAGTATTAGGAGGAGTAAGAAAAACCTCTTGGCCTGCAGGGGGGGCTGGTTTATGGTATGATGGGGGGACTTATATATCTTCTTCAGAATCAATATTAGTAAATAGATACTGTTGGGTGGAGTCTTCTTCATATGTAGGAGGTGCCTTAACTGCATCAAGCGATATAAGCGCAAGTGGGGATGTATATGGTGATAAGGGAATTTTTGGTGGTAATTTAACTTGTGCAACTTCACCCCCAGGTAATCCTGATGGAGTAAAAATATCAGGTAGTAGTACAGATGGGGATGCTAGAAATAATCAAATCCTCTATAACCGTTATTTACAAATTCGTAATGTTTCTTCAGGTAACGAAGGAATAATCCTCACTCATGATGAAATAATATCAGGTTCAGCAGCTTCAACAGCATCCTTTGGAACTTACATAGGAGATGGATCACAATTAACTGGGGTAACTAGTGAATGGGATGGTACTTTAAATGGAGATGCAGAAATAACAGGTTCATTAATTTTAAGTGGGAGTAATATAGATTTAAATGTTTTAGGTAACATAACAGCCTCTAGTAATATAAGTGCAAATGGTTACTTTACTGGTTCTTCTGCATATTTTGATAACAGGGTTAATACTCCCCTATTAAGAAATCCCTCAAGTATCTTAATCAACTCAGATTCTGGTGATATAACATTAAGTGGTAATAAAGTAATAGCCTCAAGTGATATAAGTGCAAGTGGAAACATTACAGCATATGATATTTCTGCTAGTCATGCGTTTCATGTAGAATCTGATACCCATACTGAATTCACTACACAAGGCAGTCATTTTAATATGATTAATCAAACTGCTGATAAACATATGTTCTTTCTAACCACCGCAGGAACAGGAACAATTAGGTTTGGGACAGACGGTAATAATAGTGAAGTTATAATTGGAACAGGAGGAAATATAACAGCCTCTGGAAATGTAGATATTGGAGGAGAATTAATCCAAACAGGTTTTGTTTCTACTTCAAATACATCACCAAACATTGCTGGAATCTCTGTATGGAAGATAACATTATCAGGAGCTAGTGTACTTACTACTCTAGGGAATGGTACACCTGGGCAAAGATTAACTATTTATTGTGATGATGATTCTTTAACTGGGGGAGATGATGTTCAACCACTAACTACTCCTAGTAACTATACAAGTATTTCTTTTACTGAAGAAGGAGATTCAGCTGATTTAATATATGATGGTAATATAGGTTGGGTAATTATAGGCTCATATGGGGCAGTTATAACCTAACCTTAAAAATCATTTTATGAATTGGTGCGATATTGATAAATAAAAAAATTAATTATTGAAGAAGAAAAAAAATGTTTAAAATAATATATCCAGAAAAAGACGCAACATTATATGAGTCATTGCCAACAACCAATACTGGCTTAGATGAGATATTAGAAGTTGGAAAGCGACTATCAACTGCTGGGAGTAGTTATTTAAAGTCTAGATCTGTTATTAAATTTGATATGAACGATGTTTCAAGTGCATTAACAAAATATAATGTAAACTTAACTGATTGTAAATTCATGTTACAATTATATACTACCCATGCAAAAAACTTACCCGCTGATTATACAATTGATGCTAAATTAGTCGGAGATGATTGGACTAATGGTACAGGCTTAGTAAGTTTAACAACTGCAGTTGATAATGGAATAACTTGGGACAATCCAAAATCTGGGTCTTTCTATTGGACATCAGGAAGCCAACAAATAGCAGTACCTTCCGGGAGTGCAAGTAGCATTTATATAAGTGGATCAGGAGAAGGTGGCAGTTGGCTATATCAATCTGGGTCTGGAATATATAGTGGTAGTTTAACATTTTATTCACAATCATTTTATACACAACCAGGATTAGATTTATCCGAAGATTTTAGTTATAGACCTACTGATTTAAATATTGATGTTACTGGAGCAGTGAAAACATGGATAAGTGGTTCGGGAGGATTTACTATTCCAAATTATGGCTTTTTATTACAATTTTCTGATGCAGATGAGGCAGATGTTTCAAAAACTGGATATGTAAGATTCTTTAGTAGAGAAACCCACACTGTATATGTTCCTAGATTAACAATGTATTTTGATAAATCTAGTTTTAATACAGGATCTTTGGCTGCAATGGATTTAGATTCATATACAGTATATACGAAACTTAAAAAAGAATATAAGGATTCAGCGGTAACTAAACTTAGAATATATGCTCGTGATAAATAC